GGTTGCGATCAGCCGGATCGCCGCAGCGCACGCCTTGCGAAGGGCACCAGCTGCGGGAGACGCATTGTCGAGATCGAAGTCGATCTCTGCCTCCTGTGAGACGCCGAACAGCGAGAACAGATCCAGCGTGCTGGCATCCGCATATGTCACCACGCCCTTAACCGCACCGACGCGGGCATATTCCAGCGTCGCATTGAGCGACTGGTTCGCGATCTGAAGACGATCCGCAACCTTTCCGGCAACCTGCTCGGTGGCATCCTGCTGTCCGAAGGCGCGAACGCCCTGCACTTCCTCTGCCATGATGGCGTCGTTGATCTCGAAGTGCGGGACCACGACCGAACGCAACGCGCGCTTTGCCTTGTCGACAGTAATGCCGGGCCCACCGCGCGGAGTCGGCGAGACCAGCGTCAGAACTCCCGCGACCTCTTCGAGAGCGACGGAAGTGGTGGCAACGCCAGTTTCGGCAAAGAGGCCAGTGCTGCCAAGATAGCCGGGGACGAACTTGATCTTATTGATCGCATCCGTCAGGGAAACGACGCCGAAGGCGTCTTCCTTGAAGATATCAAGCATTTCAGAAGTTCCTTCTAAGGGATGCGACGTCGTCACGACGTTGCGGGGAAAAAGTGGGACGCTTTCCGTCTAAGGGCTCCGGCGCTTCCAGCGCTGGTATCCGCCCGTCCCGTGGCGAGATTTCATGAGCCCGCCATTTCTGGCGGGCTCAGTGATCAGCGAACGATGATGCCGACTGCGGCGAGTTGCGTCGCCTTGGTGGCCTTCTCGTTGTCGGTGTCGACAGTTGCCTCATACTCGAGAGAACCGCCATTGACTTCGGCATCACGCGCGATGATCGCTGCAACGACATCGCCATCGGCGATGTCGATGTTGTCGAGCAGCACGGCAATCGCGGTCTGCGAGCCATCCGAGCCGGAAGCGGCCGACGCGGCGTATTTTCCGCCCGAAGTGATCTTTCCGAGCACGGTGCCGGCCTTCAGGGTCGCCGCCCCGGTGAAGCCACCATAGACGGTAACGTTGTCCCGGGAGCGCTGGCCGTTGGCCTCGCTCAGGATGAATTCAGCCGCGTGGCGGCCTTCGGTGAACGTGGTCATTTACCAGTCCTTTCGGGTTAGGCCGCGCGGCCGTTGGTGAAGCGCGCGTTGACCCGGTCGACGAACTTGTCGAGCGAGGCAATCGGCTCCTTCTTGGTGTTGCGGGTATTGGTGTCATTCGACGCCGTGGCCCGCTCCGCCTGCAAGGCCGCAACGACCTCGCTCAGGGTCTTACCCTCAGCGATGAAGGCGGTCGCCTTGTCGGACTTGCCGACCATCTGGCAGGCCGCGTGAATATCGGCTGCGCGCTGGCGCTCCGCCTTCACGGCGTCGGCGACGGCGTCGCCAGTCGACTTTGATGCAGCTTCAGCAGCGGCCTTATCGGCAGCTTTGGCTTCGGCCGCCTTGTCGGCAGCGATCTTCTCAGCAGCGGCTTTGTCGGCCGCCGCCTTCTCTGCTTCGGTCATGGTATTCTCCTTGTGACCGTTGGGGGTGGCGGCGGAATCATCCGCCGTTACTCCGGGGTGCTTCCACCCGCGGGATTCAGCCAGCGCGACCATCCGCTCAGGTGCGTGCTGGTAGAGTCGATAATCGAATGCCGTGACCTCTTTCGTCCGGCCTTTTTCGATCTTGTCGGCGTAGCCCTTGGCGACCGCCTCTTTTGCAGTCATCCAGGTTTCCGCCTTCATCTCTTCGCGGATGTCCTTTGCGGAGCGGCCGGTCTTCTCGGCGTAGATGTCGGCCATCGACACGGCCATGGTCTCGAGCATTTCCACGCTCTTGGCGTGGTCCTGTGAGTTGCCCATGGTGAATGCTGCGGGGTCGTGGATCATCATGCTCGACCCGGCCCGCATGACCACCTCATCGCCGGCCATCGCAATGATGGAGGCCGCCGATGCCGCGATCGACTCGATCACGACCGTGATCTTGCCGCGGTGGGAATCTAGCGCGTTGAAGATCGCGATGCCTTCAGTGGCGATTCCGCCACCAGAGTTGACGCGCACAGTTACGTCCGTACCGCGCCCGATCGTAGCCAAGGCCTCGACCACATCGGAATAGGTGAAGCCATCTTCAAACAGCCCCATCCCGACCGTGCCGGAGAGCACAATCTCGCCATCCCTGAGAATGTCCATGAGTTAGTCCTGTGAAGAATCGACCGGAGGCTCGCTGCCATCCGTCTCGTCGTCTTGGTCTGGTTCTGCTTGAGCAGGCGCAGCAGGAGCAGCGATTACGGCCATCGGAATAGGATTGCCAAATTCAAGATCGAGGGCTTCGGCTCGATCACGCCCGGCTGCAATCCGGGCATCGTTCTCAGCAGGATCGTAGCCACCGGCCTCGACTACATCGTCTCGCGACTTGAACCCGTTGTCGACCGCAAGCTTCTCAGCCTGCAGGTCTTTCAAGGGATCGATCCAATCCCACTTGGGCGGCATCCATTTGACGCGAACAATGTCCCGCTTGTTTCTTTCGAAATCGGCGGGAGAGACCGGGATCGCTTCCGCCAGAACGGCATCAGCAACCCACCGATTCCAGATCGGCCGGCAGAACTGGTAAACCATCACCGAATGCTGCATCGCTTCAATGCGACGCCGAAACTCGATCAAGCCAGCTCGGATCGATCCATAGCTCGTCTGCCTCAAGTCTCCGGTCATTGCGGCATATGGCACGCCGAATCCAGCGGCCGCCTTGAGAAGCTGGCGATACAGGAACGCCTCATAGTTGCCACCAACGTCCGCAGGTTCGGCAAACTTGACATCTTCACCAGGCTCCAGATCGATCGTCGCGCCAGGCTCGAGAGCCATGGCCGGCTTTGCGTCTGCGCCGAGCTCGGTCGGATCGCCCAGCGGATGCGACGGGTCTTCCGGTGTCGGCCGCGTCACGAACGCACCGAACAGGGCAGCAATCCGCTTGCGCTCCAGTTCCGCATCCTCATACTGATCGAGGATCGCAAGCGTCACGATGGACGAAAGCGTGTGAGGAACGCCGCGAACCTGTCCAGCACGCATCGGCTTGAACAGATGCAGCACCTCATCGGCAGGCACAATGGTGCGCAGACCTGCAGCGATGCCATTGAAGATGACGTCCGTGTCCGGATGCTGACGCCAGAAATGATAATTCACGCGACGCCCGATCGCATCGAATTCAATTCCACATTCGATACGATTATTATTCGGAAGAACGACGTTATAACTCAGGTCCAGCATTTCAGCAGGAAGCAACTGAAGCTGCAGCGGAACTGACAAACCGTCAGATGCAAACCGAGGACGAAGCCGGATGAAGCACTCGCCGGCCTCGAACATCTCCGAAGCCACGATTGCCTGAAGCCCGTAAAGATCAGTCAGGCCGTCAGCATCGGCCTCATCGGTCCAGTCGTACCATGCCGTCTCAAGTCCTTTTTTAACATCCGGATCAGTCGACAGTGACGACGGCATGATGCCGCAACCGACCAACGCAGAGACGAATGTCTCCTTTGCCGATGCGGCATGAGGATTGTTCGCAGCCAGATACCTGGATCGAGCGAGGACGCTGCGTCCATAGCGCCTGATCTGAGCATTGATGGCAGCGACGGAAGTCGGGACAGAGCGAAGGCGTCGCCCTGCCTTTCCCGCATCGAATGCTATGATCTTCGCAGCAGATGAAGCTGCGGTTTTGCGACGCGGCGCCCGCATCAAAGGCCCTTGCTCGACTGATAAATGTATCGCGGGCCCCGTCCGGTCGTCCCCGTCAACGTAGCGATCTCACCTTGCAAGGCATAGATTGCATCAAGGACTTCGGTCATGCTGCGATAGTCGACCTTGTTGTCTCCGCTTCGAACACCAGCCACGCCGGAGTCGCGGATTTTGATCAGCTGCGCCAGTCTTGCTTGCTTATCGGTAAGTTCGCTCATGACATCCAACTGCTGTGTCTGACCCGACGTGCTGGCCGTTGCGGTTTTCCCATGACAGCCGCAGGCGTCGGATGATCAGGATCTGCGTCCGAGTTGACGGAAAGAATGGATTCTAGTTCATTGAACCGCGCATCGCGCCAGCGGTCCCAGCCGCGCATTGATGCGACGCCGCGGCTATAGTTACTGCAATCGAGAACTTCGTTGCGCCGGCCTTCGATCACCTGCCATTCGCGCTTCATCCGGCCCTTGACGCGCTTGGTGACGAGAGATTCAGAGGTCAGTTGCTTGACCTGATCTTCCGTCACATCGGATGGAAGATGCACAAAGCCAGGCGGATAAGACCCATCCTCGGCTCTCACCAAAGCAAGCTGCGAAACCAGTTCCTGCTTGCAGTAGGAAACGCCGATCTTCAGCGTCTTCAATCCGCGCTTGAGCTTTTTCCCCTTGACCGTAATATCGAGGCCGCCAACACCAAGAAAAGCAGCATCATAACGATCAAGTCCGTCAACCGCGTGGACATTGCCGCGCCCCTGCTGCGATCTGACGAAAGCGCCGACCTCCGGAGCAAACGCGCCGGTATCGATGCCCCAGTCCCGGACGGACATTTCCGTCCCGCTCTCATGCCGCCATGTCTCGGTGAACATGGTCTCAAGCTCGCGCCAGACTTCCGGCCGGTTGGTCTGGCCCGGAAGCACGTGGTGTTCGATCAGCCACCGCTGGCGGTTGCGGCCGAATCCCCAGATCCCTACCTCGAGGCTATCTTTCTGAACGTCGACGCCGGCAAACAGGATCAACGCACCGAGCGGGACCGTACCAGAAGAATATCCGTCACGCCGCTGATAGACGTGGTCCCATTCCGGAGCGTCGCCCCGCTGCTGCCAAGTCTCGCCCAGAACGGTGTTGACGAATTCCTTCAGGAGATCAGGATCGCCTTGGGCCGCTTCCCAGCGCTGCGCAATCTCGACCCATGACATCCACCCGACCGGCGAATAGAGCGAGGACAGATGGAAGCCGACCGTCCGGCCGTCACCTTCCGCCGTCGCCCGCCACTCGCCGCGGCGAAGCATCTCGGTCTTGTGCCGCTCTCCCAACAGGCACCCGCAGTCCTCGCACACGTACTGCGCCGACGTCGGGTCGCCCTTGTCCCATTTCAACTGGGAGAACTTCAGGGTCTGGAAGTGTCCACACTCTGGACAGGGCAGGAAAAACCGCCGCTGGTCCGACTTGGAGAACTCCCGCTCAATCCTGGACCGTCCAGCGATCGTCGGCGTCGACACCATGTAGACCTTGCGACGCTGAAAGGTTCGGGTTCTGGCTTCCGCGAGCGCGACCGGATCGCCCTCCCCGTCGACATCGCCCGGGTAGCCGTCGACCTCGTCCAGGAACACGTAGCGCGCCGGCATCGAGCGGAGCCCGACCGCCGAGTTCGCACCGGTCATTACCAGAACGCCGCCGGGAAATTCCTTCGCAAGGACGGTGTTGCCGCTGTCCCGCTCTCTGGGGTCCTTGACCAGGTCCCGGAGGGAATCGCTCTCCTCGATCATCGGCGCGATGCGCTGCTTCGAGTAGCGCTTCGCCATGTCGACGGTTGGCTGCACCGACAGCATCGGGCCTGGCGCCTGATGGACGACGTACCCGATCCAGTTCAGGCCGGACTCGGTGTTATGCGTCGGGATCATCGACCGGCCGCACAGGAAGAGATGGCTCGGCGTATCAACGCTGATGCACCTCACTGGAACAGACTCAGCCGGCCGAACGTCGACAATCCGTCGGCGCTTGGTCTCGGTTACTCTTGCGCCTTCCCGCGGTTTGAGATGTTTTGCCTTCCTCTCAAGACCGAAGACCGCTTCGTCGGCATAGGCAACGAAATCGATCCGCCAGTATGGGCGCGGCGGCGATTGGCGCAGCTTGCCGCCCGGCAATATTTTGCTGCTCATCCGCTCGCGGATTTTGGCTTTGATGCCAAGTGTCTGGAGCAACTCGTATGTGCCGTCTACCAGCGCACGATCGACGAATGATATTTCGCAGCGGCCACCCGCAGTTGTCACCGACCCGTCGGTGTCCATTAGGCCTCGCAGCAACGCAATCCGCTGAGCGCGCGACGCCCGCAGATAGACTTGAGGGATATGCTTGTTTGCGATCAGGCCAGCTTCGAACAGACACTTACCGATCGTCGGCCTTTGCAGAACCGGGTCAGGCGTGAACCCGTACTGGTGGGCTTTCGAATGCTGCCGGCCACACTCGGCACAAAGCTGGACTGGCTTGCCGCGCTTGATCCTATGATAGACGCCGGTGACGCGATTATTGTGTCCGCGGATGCAGATATTTGGATCGCCGCGCGTGACAGGATCGAGAAGAATTTCGGTGCAGTTTCCCTTCGACCATTTTCGTTCGAAGGAAGTCGCAACGCCTTCACTGCGGATTAGCGCAGCCATCTCTTCGGCGTCGTCGATATGCGTGGTGATCCGGTTGCTGTGCGACGAACCGTCGCCCAACCATGCACCAAGCGTGTAAGGCGGGATCGGCAAGTCTGCTTCAGGCGTATCAATCGGAGCAGCAACATCGATCGCGTAACGATTGCGAAAGCTGCGGACTTTGAATGTCGCTGCGATCTCGCCGGTTGTCAGCGTTCGCTTTTTGCGGCGCTCGTATTTCTTCTCGTCATCGACGGTCCACAGA